TTAACATAACGTACATAATACGCAGTTGGCTAGTACTTCTTGAGTGGGCATCATCCATAACGCTAATCCACCACAAGCCATTGAAATGCCTGACATATTAAGCCCGTTAAACTTTTTTGCGATGTTCTGCCAAGCCTGTTGAGCCTTGTGATTTTTGCTGCGGTCAGCGGCCAAATACACTAAGACTTCTTCTTCTGACAAACCAATTCTTTCAGCTATAAAAAGTGCTTCTGTTTCAGTTAGATAGCGAGCTCCGCTTCTAATAGCACTTATCTTCTGACGACTTAACGCTAAGTCGTGTGCAATCTGCTTATCTTGTACGTAGTTTTGAGCCTCTTTATAGGCATCTAACAGTTTATTTTGGTACATGGTTGTCCCTCCAATTCCTTCAATTGTATACCGCCAGTCCACAAAAAGCGGTCTTTACAGTCCTGATTTCTGTGTCTTATAGTACACACAAATCAGGACTCACTTAATTTGGCTGTCTAGGTTTGGGCTGTTTGCCCTTGACGCTTATAGCTCGGCTTAGATGGTCACTCCAACTCTCAATAATCAGTCAAGGTGGTTGTTATGAAAAAACTGAATACTCAAAACGCTATTATTCTGGATACTGAAACTACTGGTTTGGATAGATTTTCTGAAGTTGTCGAGGTTTCTCTTATCTGTGCTTATTCAGGTAACGTTCTTTTCAATTCATTGATAGACCCAGTTAAACCTATCCCGTCAGACGCGTCGGCTATTCATGGCATTACTTCTCAAGATGTTACTGGGAAACCTACTTTTTCAGAGGTGAAACAAACTCTCGAATCACATTTGTCCTCTTGTGATTCTTTGCTTATCTATAACGAAGCTTTTGACCTTCGTTTGTTGTTCCAGTCTTTCAAATATTCAGGCGAATCATCTGATGCTGTTGAAAGCTATCGTTTATTTCTTCAATCAATTGGCTCTAAGACGCATTGTGTTATGCATTGGTACGCTGAGTTTTATGGTGAAATCAACGAGAATCATGATGATTTTAAGTGGCAATCACTATCGAATGCATGTGCTCAACAAGGTATTGATAACTCAGACTTAAAAGCACATCGAGCCGCTGCTGACTGTGAAATGACAAGACGCTTAATTGATGCCGTCAATGCCAAGATTGAAGCATCAGAGGCTTAATCATGGATTCAATCTACTTCGACAACGAACCCAATCACGGTATCAACGCCTATTTTCCTTGGGGTCATAACTTCTTCAAGACTCCGCGTGATTTCTTCCAGTTCATGGAAGCTCACTACGGCATGGTGTCATTTCAAGTTGTTGAAATCACAGATGAGAACTACCAAGAGCTTTTGGTTAAGGGTGTGTTCCATGCCATCTAAAAAGCCTCATAAGTTCCATGATGAAATTCGTCCTGTTCAAGTGGATCACCTAGCCTTTTCGTTTTCGTACGGTTCACTTAGACACTTGGACAGCTCGAACGAACAAGACTTTATCAACATGCAATTTCCTGAGTTTAAGAAACAAACCGTCAAAGGACGCCTTAACTCACCAGAAGCTATAGAGAAATCAATCGAGTTACACCGTAACAAATGCCGTAAGGTTTTAGCCGATAGGTTTGATGAGTTCATGGCGAAAGTCTTTAACTTCCGTCTGTCACCGATGCGTGGACGTGGCTTACATGGCTATGAAGATTCGATGGTGATTTACGATTCTACGGGAACGGTTGAATGTGGTTTGGTGGGTGTTGGCGGTAACAACGATACGGTTTACGTACAAATCAATGGTACGGGTTGCACTAAGTTGTTCGACTTCACCACACACAAAAAGGTGCATTGGTGGTTGTCACTGTTGGGTATCACTCGCCTAGCCCGTTTGGATCTCTGCGTGGACGACTACACCGGAATCTTTGACTGTAAGTACGCTGAGAAATGTTTTTATGAGGGAGCATTTCGCACTGCTTCTCGTGGTCGTGGTCCGACAATGGTTCCTCATAAGCGCGTTTCACAATCCGGTGAATTATCAGAGGAAGCCGTTCTTGTTGGCTCTCGTACCTCTGCAATCTACTGGCGCGTGTACAACAAGAAATTTGAGCAAAATATCGCTGACCCTGAAGTGATTTGGTATCGCAATGAAGTGGAATTGAAGAAGTGCGATTTGGCACTACTCGCCTCGCCTGCTTCGGCCTTTGCTGGTCTGTGTGACTTTTCGGCCAGTATCGACCCTGCTGAACCAATGAAACTTGAGCTCAACAAAAAGAAAGCAGGTCTTGAGTTCTTTGCTCGTATTGCTTGGGTTCGTCGCCAATGTGGCAAAGCGCTATCTGAAGTTGTGGCTATGACTGAGGGTGATTTGGGTGAAGCCTTTGGCATGCTCATTCCTACGCATCATAGACGCGCCAACTTTGAAACCTCGTTAGGCATTCCTGACGAATACACTAAACAGAAAATCGAAATTTTGGAGTCAAGAATATGCCTACAATAACTGGTATCTCTATCAAGCGTTTCCCTAAATCTAATATGGAGTTCGCGGAGCTGTCTGTCCTTCGTGCAGTAGAAGAAGTCGATAACGAGAAGTTTCAACAAACGGGTATCGGTTACTCAACTGATATTCCTTACAACAAACAAGCACTGAAAATTGATGTGGCTTATGCACGTCAGCTTATCCAATCTCGCGCTTTTGTTGCTAACCGTGAATACGAACTGAGCTTTGGTGCAAACCCAAATGATCCACTCGATATTTTGGTAAACAAACTTGTTCCTACTGATGCTGAAATCCAAAAGCATTTTGAAGCTTCTCTAAAGAAATAAATTCGGAATTGTTATGCCTAAGTGCGCTTTACCAAATGAAAATGGTTTTCTAGCTCTTGTTGATACGTCAGTTGAATCCTGTACAGGGGTCATTGTTATTACGGCTAGTGATTATGAATATTTGATGGGGTTTACTCAGGTTTCTGCAATCGAAGCTACTGCGGTTTTTAGTGGGGCTTTCTCACTAGTTTTCGTTAGCGGTTTCGCTATGTCATACGCCATTAAGATGGCTATTAAGTTAGTTAAAATTTTATAAGGATACAAGATTATGGAAGCTATTTGGGCTGCTGTGGATTTCGCTGATGTTGCAACTAAAGTAGGTGCAGCGGGTGTTGCTATTGTTGGAATCACTATGGCTTACAAGGCAATCGGCCTTGCTAAACGTGCTGTAAAGTCTGCGTAACTAATGGGAGTTTTTGAGTGTGCTGATTGCCATACATGACCTGATACTCATGGTATTTGCTCTTTTGGGTGGCTTGTCTGGTTTTCTAGCTGCTCTGAATTTTCAAGGTTAATGATAAAGAGGCTTCGGCCTCTTTTTTTATAGGTTTGTTTATGAAAAGAATGATTCTAGCATCGTTGATTAGCCTGTTATCTTCTGATGCATTGGCTTCTGATTTGACTTATGGCGGGCCGTATTCGCAAATGAAGTTAAAGCTCTGTTCAGACACCCCACCGTCTCGCTCAATCCTGCCTGATGGTAGCTTAGTCTGTGATGGCGAAGAGAATGACCCTAACGCGTATTGTGTTGGCGGTTTCAACTATGCGGATTCTGACATATTCAATTGTGGTTCTGATGGTGGTGTTGATTCTAATGATTTGAACGGCAATGGAATACGTGATGAGTTTGAAGATTGGGACGGTGACGGAATGAATAATGGTGAAGACCCTGACCCTTACACTCCAGACAATCCAATCACTGATGAAAATGGTGATGGTATTCCTGATGAGCTTGCGTCTGTTTATGATGATTTAGTCAAAACTCAAGAAATCTTGTTTTGTAATACCGATGATGAACAATGTCAGTACATGCGATCAGTCATGAATAAATTAGCAAGTAATAATGCAGCTCTAGCGGGTGCAGTTCGTGATGCTTCTTTACGTAATGTTAGGCGTAATGATTTCAATCAATCTGTAGGTACTCTAACTTCAACCGTTAATAGTAAAACCAATGCCATTTTGAGCGCTTTGGATTCTATTGATGTTAGCAGTGCCGATAACAGCGCTGAAATTGCAGACCTCAAAAGCTTTTTAAATGATCGCGTTTCTGAAACTTCTTATATGAACTTGTCTAAGATTGACAGTTTAGAGGACGATGTTTCCAATGTTTACGGAAAGGTATCACTAGCTTCTAATGATGCTTATTACAACAGAAAAAAATTAGATGAACTTTCCACTAAATTAGATTCTGGCTCTAGTGGTGGTTTAACTTCTCAACAAAAAACACAGCTTAAAAATGCAGCTAAAGCTAGTGCCAATCAGAGAAAAATAAACGCATTGCAAGAAACCACAAATACTACTCTTAGCGCGGTTGCTACGCAGGCGGGTAGATTTAGTATTTTGGAAGGTAAATTTGATACCGTTACTGGTCAGTTTCAAGCTCTTGATGGTCAATTTTCACAGCTTAATTATAAGTTAGATAATTTAGATGTTGGTGATGTTAACGTTGATTTGTCTAGTGTTGAAAATGGTCTCGTTGAATTAGGTGAAAAAATCGATGGTCTAGAGTCTGGCGGTGATGGTGAGGCTCTCGCTGAAATTTCAGGTAAGTTAGATGGTGTTGGTGATGGACTTGATGACATAGGTGATTTACTCAAAGGGGTGGATGCCTCCAAAGCAGGTATAAACGGCACTTGTATTCAAGGTGGCACTTGTCAGGGATTTTATGATTCTGCTTATGAAGGCGATTTGAGTGACGTTTTAGAGTCGCAATTACAAACCATGAAAACCTCGGTTGTAGACCCTTTTGTATCTAACTTTGGCAACATCGATTTAAGTTCAGCCAAACGTCCAAACTTCGGTTTACCTGTTCCCTTTTACGGCTACTTCTCCTTTGACGACTACATCGATTTGGATTGGATATTTGGCTTTCTGCGTTTCATCTTTTTAGCGTCTACGGCTTTCTATTGTCGTCAGATTATCTTCGGGGGTTAGATTATGGATTGGGTCGTTACTTTATTTAATAAGCTCATCGAATTCCTATATAAGCTGATTCTTAGCCTCGTTGATATGTTGAAAGACATGGTTTTCTGGATTGTCGAACAGTTTATGTCGGCGGTTAGTTCTGGCCTGTCTTGGGCTGTTAGTGCTTTTCAACCTGTCGATGTTAGTCAGTATTTGCAGTCAATACCGCCTAATGTCGCTTGGGTTATGGGCGCAGTTGGTTTGCCTCAGTGCTTGAGTCTGATTATATCGGCCATTGCTTTACGCATGGTTTTACAATTGATTCCATTCACAAGGTTAGGTTCGTAATGATTTACTGTATCGCAGGACGACCACGCAGCGGCAAAAGCTATGAAAGTGTGGCTTTCCATATCATTCCGGCTATCAAGGCTGGTCGAAAAGTCGTAACCAATGTAACTTTGAACGTGCCCTACTTTCAGAAAGTTTTCGGTAATGATGTCTTAGGTTTGATTGAAGTTGTAGACGGTAAATTGAATCAATACGGCTCAATGGACAGACCATTTTCAAAACTCGAAGACTACATCGATGACTGGAGAGATGCCGATAATAAAGGCCCTCTCTTTGTGATTGATGAAGCTCATATGGTTCTGCCAAATAAGCAGTTAGATAGCAAAATCCTTGAGTTCTATTCTCTTCATGGTCACTACGGCATAGACATCATCTTGTTAACTCAGAATCTCAGGAAGATTCACAAAGACGTTCGAGATATGGTCGAAATGACTTACTACTGTGCGAAGAATACCGCTTTCGGTAGTAAGAATACTTACACGAAAAAAGTAAGAATTGGTGCAACAACCGAAGTCGTCAATGAAGAACAACGCAAGTATAAGAAGGCATTCTTTCCCTTTTATCAGTCTCATACACAAAGTAGTGGCAGCGTGGCCGAGGCCATGAGTAATGACATCAAACCAATTTGGCATCGTTGGCCTTTTTGGTTGGGTAGCCTCTTAGTTATTTGCGGCATCGTTTTTAATATTTACGCGTGGTCTGGTAGTGATGAAGAATTACAATCGGTTCTAACTCCTGAAGAAAACAACGTTGTTAAGTCTGCCCAGGTTACAGTTCCTGACGGTGTTCCAGGTCAAACCGTTAAGCCTGTTAAAAAATCCTCTGGGTTCGGCCCACTTGATGACTTTGATTTATCTGTTACTGGATATTCACGTCAGACAGCTTGGACAGACGTCTCACAAAACCTTGTCGATTTCCAAAACTCGTTCATCCGCATCTATATCGAGGTTCGTCAAAACGATAGTAAGCTCTTTACTTTTGACCAATCAGAGCTCATAGAGATGGGTTATGGCTTTAAGGTTTTGGCAGATTGTGTGTATCGCGTTACTTGGGGAGAGTCAGCTAAAATTCTGACTTGTGTTGAATCTAAGGACGAAAGTCCAGTTAATGACCCTTTCGATTTTGGGAAAGCGGTGAAATTATAATCGCTGTCTTATTGCATCGATGAACAAGCCCCGCAGGGATAAGGGCACTCGATGTAGTTCTTGGGTATACAGCCCCAAATGCCCGATAAGCAGCGAAGCGTAGCTGTCTTTTTGAAACCACATCACCGCCCTTCCTCAATGCCAAGATCACCCTAGCAGAGCCTCACAATACCAGTGGGGCTTTTTGCTACTGCAACCTATAGAACTTCCAACGTTGATGCTTTCGGTATGCTTGTTTCGCAGCTCGTTGGGAGGGACCCGTTTCGTCGGGAGGGTCCCAACGAGCTGCGGAACAACAACCCCCGTGTTGTATCACGGGGGTAAATTCGACCTAACTATCAGCAATCACATAACGCCTGTGCTTTACATTAACGATGGACATCACCTAATGTGGTATAGTGAAAATTAAAACCAACCATTAATCAGTTGTTTATGTCAAATTCTATATATAAATTCTTCCCTTATAACGCACATGATTTAGATGCATTAGCTAACAATTACCTTTGGTTTAGCCATTACTCAAACTTTAATGACCCGTTTGAAGATATTTTTATAAATAATGCATTAGTAAATAACGACACTTCTTTTGATCTTAATAAAGCAATAAAAATGTATAAGCTTATTAGCAAAGATCGCATAGAGGCACATGTGATAGAGCAAGAAATATTGGAAATGATGGAACAAGATGTTTTCGAACGTCACTATCATGAAACCATGTCAAAAACATTTGAAGGTACTCAAAATGAGTTTGATAGGTTTGTTGCAGAATCTAAAGCATGTTGTTTTGCGAGAGACAGCATTTTTGGGCCTGCTTTAGAAAACCGCTTAATGTGGTCGCACTATGCCGATGGCTTACGTGGCTTCTGTGTCGAATATGACAAGAATATGTTGATCAGAGGCATTTCTGAACATATAGGGCAAGAAGTGCTATTAAGTCCAATGAATTATGGTGAACTTAAAACATTTAACTTCTCAGATATCTTATTACAAACAGCTCAGAGCATTGATTTGAATGATAAAATGTTTGGTATTGGTTCTATCGCGTGCTTTAAATCTAAAGAGTGGGAGTATGAAAGCGAGTTTCGCTTAGTAACTGATGTTGCAAATTCTATTGAAATTCCACCTCAATCGATTCTGTCGATAACTGTTGGCGCTAAAATGCCCCCCCTTAAACTAAATACATTAAAATCAATACTACGAGGTAATCAAGGTATCTCTTGTGAAGTACATGAGTCATACATTGATACAAAAACTTTTAAATTGGGACGTAGATACTTAGATAAAATAAACCCCTAA